ATCCCAGAAATCTGGAGTGACGAAGTAATTGCTGCATACAAGAGCAATCTTGTAATGGCTAACCTCGTTAAGAAAATGAGCATGACTGGTAAGAAAGGTGACACCATTCACGTTCCTAAGCCTTCTCGTGGCGCAGCTACTGCTAAAGCAGCTAACACTGCCGTAACTATTCAGAACAACGTAGAATCTGAAGTTCTGATTAACATTGACAAGCACTTTGAGTTTTCTCGTCTTATCGAAGACATCACCGAAGTACAGGCTCTCGCTTCACTGCGTCAGTTCTACACTGGTGACGCTGGCTACGGTCTAGCCAAGCAGGTTGACAACGATCTGTTTGAACTGGCTAAGTCTTTCGGTAACGGAGATGGTTCTAGCTATGTAAACTCTGGTTCTTTCCAGATCAACACTACCTCTGGCGCTCTTGAAGCATTTGACGCTGACGGTGCTGCTGACATTGGTGCATTCTCTGACGCTGCGTTCCGCGCACTGATTCAGAAGCAAGATGATGCAGACGTTCCTATGGACGGACGTAGCTTCCTTGTGCCACCTTCACTGCGTAACGCTATCATGGGTATCGATCGCTACACTTCTACTGACTTTGTTAATGGCAAAGGCGTAGAGACTGGCAAGATTGGTAACCTGTATGGTGTTGATGTATATGTTTCTACTAACGTACCTGTCATTGACACTACTGGTGGTGCTTCCATCCGTGGCGCTCAGTTGATCCACAAGGACACTAATGTTCTTGCAGAGCAGCAAGCTGTACGTTCACAGACTCAGTACAAGCAGGAGTTCCTTGGTACTCTTTACACTGCTGACACTCTGTATGGCGTTCAGTGCATGCGTCCAGAAGCAGGCTTTACCTTAGCTGTAGCATAAGCTAAACTGGGGGATTCTTCGGAGTCCCCCTTTCTTTTACTCCCTTTTCTTTTGTTTTCGTAGGAGCTATAATGGGTATCTTTAGAGGTGACGGTGGTACTGGTGATTCCAATACGGACGCTACAGTTACTGCTGTTACACAACAAGCTGTCATAGCTACTACGAAAGCAAGTGCCGCAGCCGACAGTGCTGATGATGCTTCTGGTTTTGCAACCACAGCATCTAACTCTGCAAATCAGGCAAACACTTCTGCATCTAATGCAGCCATTTCAGAAACTAATGCTGCTGCTTCTTTTGATTCTTTTGACGATAGATATTTAGGCGCTAAGTCTTCTGAACCTTCTACAGACAACGATGGTAATGCTTTAATTACTGGGGCGTTGTACTTTAATACAACTACAAATGACATGAAGGTTTGGTCTGGCTCTGCTTGGCTAGATGCTTATGCTTCAACGTCTGGTACATTAGCTGCTGCAAACAACCTATCTGATTTAGACAACGTAGCTACCGCAAGAACTAACTTAGGATTAGGTACAGCGGCTACTACAGCATCTACTGACTACGCTACTGCTGCACAAGGAACTACAGCCGACAACGCATTACCTAAGTCTGGCGGTGCGATGTCTGGTGCTATTACAACCAACAGCACGTTTGATGGTCGTGATGTAGCTGCTGATGGCACTAAACTAGACGGTATTGAAGCTAGTGCAGACGTAACTGATACAACAAACGTAACTGCTGCTGGTGCTTTAATGGACAGCGAAGTTACTAACCTAGCACAAGTTAAAGCTTTTGACTCTGCTGACTATGCTACTGCTGCTCAGGGCGCTACTGCTGATGTGGCACTTCCGCTTGCAGGAGGCGCACTAACAGGCGCTGTAACAACCAACAGCACGTTTGATGGACGAGACGTAGCTACTGACGGTACTAAACTAGATGGCATAGAGGCCAGTGCAGACGTTACAGATACAGCTAACGTCACAGCCGCTGGTGCTGTTATGGATAGCGAAGTAGACGCAAACATCAAAACTTTAGTTCTGCCTGCTAGTACAACAATTAGTGCCTATGGTAAAACTTTAGTAGACGATGCAGACTCTGCCTCAGCGCGTACTACATTAGGCTTAGGTACAGCAGCTACTACAGCGGCTACAGACTATGCAACAGCAGCGCAGGGTGTATTGGCTGCGTCAGCTTTACAATCTTCATCAACTTTAAACGCAAGCAACATGACTACTGGTACGCTTGATGGCGGGACTTACTAAAGGTATATAAACATGGCAACAAAAATTGTAACTAAGAACAGCTCAACCGCTTCAGCAGTTCCTACAGCAAGTGATCTTGTACAGGGTGAACTAGCAGTCAACGTAGCTGATAAACGATTATTTACTGAGGACAACGGTGGTAACATTGTTGAACTAGGTACTAACCCTACCACCTTAATAGTAGACACAACCACTCTAGTAGTTGACTCTACGAACAATCGCGTGGGCGTGGGTATTGCGTCACCTACAGAACTTCTGCACGTTACTGCTGCGACAGACCCTAAAATCCTTGTTAAAGCAACGGGTGCTGGAGATGCAGACGCTGACATAGTTTTGGACGCAAATGATGAAGGCGAAAGCGGTGTTTTATTTCACAACGCTGGTACTCAAAAAGCTCGTCTTGACTGGAGTAACCAAAACAGCCAATTAAATTTAGCAACAGAGTCTGGTACTGACGGCACAATAGATTTCCAGCCTAACGATACTTTAGCTATGCGTATCTTGGCTGACGGAAAAGTAGGCATAGGGACTGGAGCGCCTAGTTATGCATTAAGCGTAAAAGGTTTGGGGTCTTCAACAGTTCCTGCGTCTTTTGAATCGTCTGGTTCATCGTCATGGTTGATGCTAAAAGATTCAGGTACAACTCTGGGAAATGTGAGAGTAGGGTCTAGTGCTAATGCTTTAGTTCAATACGCAGGAGGCGCAGAACGTATGCGCATAGACTCATCAGGCAACGTAGGTATAGGGACTTCTTCACCGTCCAGCCTACTAACAATCTCAGGCGCTGAAAGTGCAATGATACAGTTGCAGGAGTCAGGCACTAACCGTGGCGCTATTGGTATTAAAAGCAACGAGATTTTTATAGCTGACGCTGTTGGTGGTCTACGTATGTCAGGCTCTGGCACTAACAATGTTATCCCCTGTACCAGTGCTGGTGTTGGCACAGATGATGTTACAGACCTTGGAGCAAGCAGCAATCAGTTTGATGATATTTATTATTCGGGTGCTATAAACGGGTCAGATAGAAACATAAAACAAGACATTGAAGAACTGTCAGAAGCTGAGTTGCGTGTCGCAACAGCCTGTAAAGGGTTGATTCGCAAGTACCGCTTTATTAAAAGAGTAGAAGAAAAAGGTGACAATGCTCGTATCCATGTCGGTATTATTGCCCAAGACTTAAGAGATGCATTTACCGCTGAAGGTTTAGATGCTGGCCGCTATAGTATGTTTGTCAGTAATACATGGTGGGAAACTAATGAGGAAGTAGCGGCAGTAGAAGCGGTTGATGCCGTGTATGAAACTCAGACAGATGAAGAGGGCAACGAAACTCAGGTGCTTATTTCAGGAGCTGTTGAGGGGCAAGAATCATACATAGATAGAATTATATATGACACTGCGGAAGAAGCTCCAGAGGGAGCCACAGAGGTTACTAAACTGGCTGTCCGTTACACTGAGCTACTCGCCTTTATTATTGCAGCATTGTAAGATGATTGATCCCGTCACAGCCATCAGCATAGCCACTAACGCGTTTGGTACTATCAAGCGCATGGTAGCTGCTGGTCGTCAAGTGGAGGATACACTAGGACAGATAGGGCGCTGGTATGGCGCAGTAAGTGATTTAAATGAATGTCAACGCAGAGCAGAAAACCCGCCCTTGTTTAAGAAGATTGTTGCATCACAATCTGTTGAGCAAGAAGCAATGCAGGTATATGCTCACCAAAAGAAAATACAACAACAAGAGAAGGAACTCAGAGAACTCCTGATGTACACCTATGGTACAACAGGCTACAAGGAGTTAGTAGAGTTGCGTAGGAAGATTAAAGAGCAACGAGAGAAGACCGTATACGCGCAGGAGCGCAAGCGTAAGGCAGTATTCTGGAACACTATACAGATCACAGGCATCCTGGTATTAGCCACTGGTCTTTACTTAACAATCTCTTGGATCATAGGACAAGGAAATGGATGAACAAACTAAAGACGTACTAGACATAGCAGCAGGCTCTACAGCATTAATGACAATGATAGCTTGGCTGCCGCCAGTAGCGTCTTTGTTGACGATTGTGTGGCTGGGTATTCGCATCTACGAGTCTGACACTGTGCAGAAAGTAGTGCATGGTAAGAATCAGCTTGACAAACAAGACTAAATAGTGTATAATATATGAGTATTTTAAATAGTTTAATAGGGCCAGTGACAGGTCTTTTAGATAAATTCATTGAAGATAAAGATAAGAAAAATGCTATCGCCTTTGAATTAGCTACTATGGCTGAGAAGCATGCTCAAGAATTAGCTAAGGGTCAGATAGAGGTCAACAAGACTGAAGCAGCACACAAGAGTTTATTTGTGGCTGGCTGGCGACCCGCTATAGGCTGGATATGTGGGCTAGCCTTACTCTATTCTACTATCCTAGCTCCAATACTAGGCATCTGGTTTACTGTCCCACCTGTTGATAGCTCATTACTCACAAGTGTACTGATGGGTATGTTAGGCTTAGGTGCTATGCGTACAGTAGA